CTGAACCGATCAACTCAGCCATACCTTGACGCAAGTCATCAAGTGTTGGCGCTGCTGCTACGTCCATTGGCGCTGCTGCAGGCTCTATCTTTACAGCTTTTGTTTCTTTAACTACTTTAGGTTCTGCTTTAGGCGCTACTGCTTGTTGGTCAAACAGGTCAGCAAGTTCACGAAGTTTTTGTGCAATGAGAGATTGATCCATGGTGGACTCCTTAATAATACGGTCGATGACGTCCATCTTCGTTAGCACTGAATGCAGCACTAAAGAGTCGATGGACTCGGATATGGTCAGAAGGTCGACCGTAACATTGTCCTTCTGTCCAATTCTGTGGCAGCGGTCTGCTGCTTGTTGTATGTCTGCTGGTGACCAGCTGGCTTCAACAAAAATTACATGGCTTGCAGCAGTCAGAGTTAAGCCTACTCCTGCAGCTTTGATATTGCCTACAAAGACTCTACAAGCTTTGTCTGTTTGAAACGTGTCAACAGCTGTTTGTCTATCTTCATTCTTTACTGAACCAGTTACTTTAACTGGGTTAAACTCTTTGAGCCCATCCATTAAACTGTCAATGATGTGTATGTGGTGAGCAAACACTACGACCTTGTCGGTCTGCTCAAGACAGTCTTTAATGTATGTGATTGCATCAGGCAGCTTGCGTTCAGCGTTCATCTTAAGAATGTCACTGATAGCTTCAAAAGGTATTGAGTCTGGCTTGTCAATTTGCTTTTGATCAAAATCTTTTTCACGCTTATCAACAGGTAAATCAAGCTCAATGACTCTATAAGTTTTTGATGGCAGATCTTTTAAGCATTCAGCTTTTGTCATCCGCAGCATAAATGGTTTAAGTACAGCTGCTAGCTCCGTAGACCTACTTGATCCACTAAAGTCATAGGTATCCCAAGGCGTTCTCCAACCTGCACAGTACCTCATGCCAAACTCAAAGTAACCAAGCTTAGTTGCACCGATTGAGTAGAGCAAAGTCCACAACTCAATTGGTCTATTGACGATTGGTGTGCCTGTAAGTAGACTTACATTAGGTGCAGCTTTGATCAGCTGCATCAAAACCTTTGTACGTTTAGCTTTGTAATTCTTTGCGTAGTGTGCCTCATCAACAATTAAGGTGCTGACTATAGGTAGATCTACCTTTTGCAGAATGTCATAGTTGATGATAGTCACGTCAGACTTATTTGGCTGGTCTTTAGGTGACTTGATAACCTGTACGCTTAGGTCAGGCCGCCACATCTTTAGCTCTCTTTGCCAGTTGAGTTTAAGCGAGGCTGGGCACACCACCAGCGCAGGCTTTACTAAGTCTAAGGCAGACACACAAGTCTTGCCTAAACCCATGTCCAAGGCAAGAATGGCCTTAGGTCGCTGACCTAGCCATTGCACCGCTTGAACTTGATGTGGGTATAGGTTCACTCTGTTCCCCATGACCATAGCTTATCAATGAGCATAGCAGTTGCTACGCCAATCAAGTAGAAAGGAATTAGAAAAGCAATGGCAGCAAGTGCAAGATAGATTTTCATGCTTTGCAGCCCTTACAATCACAAGGGATGATGTCGTTCTTGACTGACTGCTTTAGTTCTGCCATAGTGTCATAGCCTCTTGTATGGACTAAGTCATCGTAGAACCTAAAGCCATTAGGTAGATTTAGGATGTAGACCACGTCATCGCCGTAGCCATCTTGATCTACGTCACGTTCTATGTTGAGTTTGTATTTCATGCAAGCTCCAATGTAGGCTGTTGAACTTGAACGTCATAGCCAAGAGCTTTTGCATTCTTAAGAGTGTCACGGCTCAAGGTTTTTTGACGTGCAATGTTTGCAAAGATGTGAGCTGCATCATTTGCAGGATAAATCATCTCTGTGCCATACACGTTTTTGATTGTGACTAATAAGACTTTGTTCATGATAATTCCTTTACAACATTGAGACAGCGGATTGCTGTGAGTGAATTGTACAACGCTTTTTAAGCGCTGCACAATTATTTTTTACTTGACAACTCTTAAAATTCCGGTTTTACCTTGTGACTTTAAAAAGCAAATCATGCTTTGAAGCAACTCTGCTTTTGTGTTAGCGTAAAACTCTACAGGAGTATCTTTAAGATCTTCAATGTTGGTGTTGATGTTTACACCTTCAATCTCTCCTGTGTAACCGCCAAAATGCTCTGTGTTTTCGTAGATCCATGCTTTAAATACTGTGTTCATGATGTTTTCCTTTTACGACATTGAGACAGCGGATTGCTGTGAGATAATTGTACAACACTTTTTAGGTCGTACACAACTATTTTAGTTTTTTTTTAATTTATTTGCGTTTGGCCACTGGCAGCCAATTGCCTATATCAGGCCTGAGCTGCTCTTTTGTGAATGGTAAGGCCTTCATTGAACCGAACTTTTTGGCAGCCACACGCCCTACCTGGCCACGTGTAAACCAGTAAGAAACGGTATTCCTACTCATCTTTGCCTGCCTTGCCATCTCGGCTTTTGTGCCAAAGTGAACAAGCAGCAACTCAAGAGCCTGTCGGCATTCGGCTTTAAAAGGTTTAATTTTTTTTGAGGTCATAGTTTATTGTACATTGTTTTTTGTGTTAGAATTTTAACTCCTTTTCTTTTTCCTTTCTACTTTCTAGGAACCCCTCTAACATGTCAGACTACGAAACCGACGATGACGCATTGTTTTTTATGCATCAAGAACAACTCTTGTCTTTGTCTCCTGAGCTAAGGGAGGCTGCTGAAGATGCGCGCAAACTCTTACTAGTCTCTAAGACTATGCTCATAGAACTTAGACTCAGAAACATTGATGCCAACAACATCGTGGCTTTAGCTAGCCTCTTGTACGAAAGAGGAGAGGCTAATGCAAAATAAACCTACAGTCCTGGCAGTAGTGCCAAACAAAATCCCTACAGAGTTAAAGGCCATCCCTCGATGGGTCATGTGGAAGATGGTACCTCAGTCAAAGCAGAACGGTGAGGTTGTATGGAAAAAGGTACCTTACCAGACTGATGGCAAGATGGCAAAGAGCACAGCTGCTGCTACATGGACAACCTATGAAGATGCCATGGATGCTTACCTGATGGGTGGCTTTGATGGCATAGGCATCACAATTGATGGCTCAAATGACTTCCAAGGTATTGACCTTGATGACTGCATTATTGATGGTGAACTGAACAGAGATGCCACAGAGGTATTGGGCCGTATTGATGGCTATGCAGAGATCAGCCCTTCAGGCAAAGGCATAAAGTTATTCACCAGGTCTAACTTAGCAATCTCAGGCAAGAAGGGCAACATTGAAGTTTACCGTGATGGCAGGTACTTTACAGTTACAGGCCACACATTAAACGGTCACGGCTGCTTGCCTGATACTGTCCAAGACATTGACTGGTTTGTGGAAAAACACTTCGGCTCAAACAACCAAGTCAGTTCTTTAGAAACCTACAAACCGCCATTGACCGGTTGGGATATTGACAAGGTCAGTGATGAGCTCATACCATATATGGGTGACATTGACAACTATGAGGATTGGTTGCAACTTGGCATGGCACTTCATCATCAAGGTTCTGGTGATGGCAAGTGGATGGAAGTCTGGGATGAGGTTAGTCAAGCCACGTCTACCTATAACCGGCAAGAACTAGAAACTAAGTGGGATTCTTTTAGTGAGCAGCGCAGCACAGGCGGCGGTGCAATCACCTTGGCTTCGATCATTAAGCGGGTTGGTGAGGTCAAGAAGGCTGAGCAAACAAGGACCTTTGAAAAGTATGAGGCAATGATCAAGGATTGCCCAGACATTAATCAATTAAGAACCACTGTGGTTGAGTCAATTAAAGAAGAGCTTGGCATTGACCACATCAGCCGTGGTGTTTTGGCTCACATACTTAAAGACAAGTTCAAAGAGTTTAAGTTCCCTGTATCGATTGGAGATGCAAAGAACCTGATCAAGCCAAAGGGCAGAGATGGTGTGCCTGACTGGGCAGCTGATTGGGTCTACGTCACACATGAAGACCGGTTCTTTAATGTGGTCACCAAAAGGAAAGTTACACAGTCAGGCTTTGGTGCCATGTTCAACAGGCTGACAGGTGATGACTCGGCTGCTACTTTGGCCTTGGATTTGTGGGGCATACCAACGCCTGACAAAATCATCTATCTACCTGCTGTTGGTGACTTGTTTGAGATGAATGGAGTCCCTTGTGTCAATGAATACAACAAAAACAGCCCACCTGATATACCTGCTGCATACAGCAAAGGAGACCTTGAAGCTATAGATGTAGTGCAGGGACACTTGGCAATGATCTTGACAGAACCTGGTGCTGCTGCAATCATGACTTCTTGGATGGCTTACTGTGTTCAGAATCCTGGCGTTAAGATTCGTTGGGCGCCTTTGATTAAAGGCATTGAAGGTGATGGCAAGTCTGTGCTTGGCAACCTGATGATGGGAGTTATGGGAATGGCCAATGTGGGCATAGTCTCTCCTAGCGTACTGGCTACTGGCTTTACTAGTTGGGCAGCAGGCAGATGCGTCAATGTTTTAGAAGAGATTCGTATGGTTGGTCACAACCGCCATGATGTGCTGAACACCATCAAGCCATACATAACCAATGATCAGGTTACCATTCACCCGAAGGGCGTTAATGAGTACGTAGCACCTAACACGGTTAACTACATTGCCTTCACAAACCATCATGACGCTCTGCCTTTGGAGGATACAGACAGAAGATGGTGGGTTCAGTTTACACCTTTTACTGATCAAGAAGAACTAAGGCAAGTGGCTGATAGCAATTACTTCAGTAGGCTGTTTGAGTCTATTGCCAACCATGCACCTGGACTTAGGAAGTGGCTGCTTGAGTTTGAGCTTGTAGACGCATTCAACCCGAAAGGCCAAGCACCTACCTCTTTTGCTAAAAATCAGATGATTGGCCTAAACACGTCTGATGAATTTGAGACTATAAAGACTCTGCTTGATGAGGGAGGATTTGGCTTTAGCAAGGAAATATTCTCTAGCAAGCACCTCACAACAGCTATGAGTTTTGTCGAAGATGCAGAGGTTCCTAAGGGAAAAGCATTGAACAAAATGCTCATGAAATTAGGCTATGTTAAGCTTGAAAGGTCGGTAAAATGGAAGGGCAGCATGTGTCAAATCTGGTTCAAGAAGATCGCGATAAAAGATTTTGGAAAAATGGAAGCAGAAGAAATAAATATCGTTATTAGAAAAAAATTGGATGAAACCGACGAAAAAGACCTTTTAGCATGAACGAACCTAATCCTATCCTCAACTCGATCCTCAACTCGATCTCGACTAAGTTGTTGATTTTATTAGTTTATATACTATATAGGATAGAGGATAGAGTAAATGTATATAAAGTAGATGGCCGGAATGCATATATAGATTTAAAAAAAAGTATATATACCGCCGGTGGCCGGTTGGATTTTTTCGAACTCGATCTCGATCCTCGATGAAAAAAAAGACTCCAAAGTCAGAGTCAAGTGAGCAAACTGTCTTAGTTGCCAGAGTGCGCAATTTTCATCCTGACCTGGTTTTTATGAGCATCCCGAACGGTGGCAAAAGAGAGATTCGAGTAGCTGCGCAGATGAAGAGAGAAGGCGTATTGGCAGGAGCTCCTGACCTGTTTCTTGCAGAGCCACGTGAGAATAAGCATGGCTTGTTTATTGAAATGAAAAAGGTTGGTGGTAAAACTAGCAGCAGTCAGACTGATGTGATCGATAAGCTGCGTGCAAAAGGCTACGAGGCTTTTGTGTGCGAGGGGGCTGACGAGGCTTACGGCATGTTGCTGACCTACGTGTATGGTGACAAGCTACCTGACTGGCTTAGGCGCTATGTGGTGGTTCGTGGCAAGAGCTGAGGCACAAACAGCGGTATGATCTTTATGCTAAAATCTAAAGTAGAACGTCTGGCCGAAAGGGTTTGATTTATGACACAACTAAGACAAAAAGGTGTGCCTGGTAATAAACCGGGCTCGCCAAAAATGCCTGGATCAGGCCGTGCTGCAGGCACGCAGAACAAGATCACATTGACTGCAAGGCAAGCAATTGCCGAGTTTGTCGACGGCAACGCTCACCGTTTGACCGGTTGGCTCGATCAAGTTGCTAACGGCAGCCCTTTGCTTGATGCTGAAGGCAAACAGGTCTATGACAATGAAGGAAACATGGTTTATGCTATCAGGCCAAACCCTGAAAAAGCATTTAATTTGTTTCAATCGGTTGTTGAATATCATGTGCCGAAGCTTGCACGCAGCGAGATCAGTGGGCCAAACGGTGGTGCGATTGAGACTTCGGTCGTGGACCTTAAAGGCTTGAGTGACAATGAGTTGGAGCAGATTCAGACCTTGCTGGTCAAAGCCACACCGACAGAATGAACGCCCCTTTGAATCACAAAGCTCTGAGTGAGCTGATTGCAAAGGAACAGCTGCGCAGGAAAGCTGAGAGCAACCTGTATGAATTTGTCAAGCAGTCATGGCATGTTGTTGAGCCAAGCATACCGTTCATAGAAAGTTGGCACATTGAAACAATCTGTGAACACCTTGAGGCCATTACTCTTGGCGACATACGGCGTTTGCTGATCAACATTCCACCTCGTCACTCCAAGTCAACCATTGTCTCAGTCATGTGGCCTGCTTGGGAATGGATTGTCAACCCTTCGCAGAAGTTCTTGTGCGCTTCGTACTCAGGCAACCTCAGCACACGTGACAATCTGAAGACCAGGCGCCTGCTGCAATCCAACTGGTATCAAGACAGGTGGAAGCACATGTTTGAGCTGTCTGGTGACCAAAACGCTAAGCAGCGGTTTGAGAATGACAAGACCGGTTATAGGTTGGCAACCTCTGTTGGTGGCACGGCGACAGGTGAAGGCGGATCGAGGTTGATACTTGACGATCCTCACGGAGCGCAAGCTGCCCAGTCTGAGGTCATGCGGACTTCTGACCTTGAGTGGTTTGACATGGTGTGGTCAACACGACTGAACAATCCAAAGACCGACGCCATGGTCACCGTCATGCAGCGACTGCACGAGCTTGACATCAGCGGCCACATACTTGAGGACATCAAGGGTTGGGAACACATCTGCATACCGGCTGAATGGGATGGCAAGTCACGCAAGACCGTGCTTGGTCCTTATGATCCACGCAAAGTCAAGGGTGAACTAATCTGCCCTGAACGGTTTGGCAAGAAAGAGATTACAAACCTGAAGCAGCTGCTCGGGTCTTATGGCACAGCAGGCCAGTTGCAGCAAGATCCTGTGCCTAGCCAAGGTGGTATCCTCAAGACAGACTGCTTCAACATGTGGCCCTCAACCTCAGGCCTACCGCCATTCGAATACATCTTGCAGTCGTATGACTGTGCCTTTACAGAGAAGACTACAGGCGACCCTACGGCTTGTACGGTCTGGGCCATGTTCACGCACAAAGGCGAACGCCACGCCATGTTGATCGATGCATGGGACGAACACCTCAGCTACCCTGACCTGCGTGCAAAGGCAATCAAGGATTGGACAACTGAGTACGGCGGTATGACCAAGGACTCACCATACTCACGTGCCAGAAGGCCAGACCGGATACTTGTCGAAGCCAAAGCAAGCGGCCAGTCCTTGCTACAAGACTTACGATTAGCTAAGGTGCCTGCTGTGGGCTATAATCCAGGCTTAGCAGACAAAGTATCGCGTGCACATCAAGCTGCTCCGACCTTGGAGCTAGGTTTGTTGTGGATACCTGAATCAGGAAAGAACCCTGGCCAACATGTCAGTTGGGCAGCACCTTTCCTAAAACAACTGGGCAAGTTCCCAGTAGCGGAGCATGATGACTATGTT